CTCTCGTAGCTCAGTTGGATTAGAGCAACGGTCTTCTAAACCGTGGGTCACAGGTTCAAGTCCTGTCGAGAGCGCCAATTCACGGAGTGTAGCGCAGCCTGGTAGCGCATCTGCTTTGGGAGCAGAGGGTCAGAGGTTCAAATCCTCTCACTCCGACCAAAATGCCAGAGTAGCTCAGTCGGCAGAGCAGTTGATTTGTAATCAAAAGGTCGAGGGTTCGATTCCTTCCTCTGGCACCATTCCTAAAGGTGCTTGTGCTAAACCAGAACCAAAGGTTTATACAGGTGACGTAATTATAGGAATTGCACAAATGCATAAATCTAATGCAGTACCTATTGCACGTAAACAAGATGCAGTAGACATTTCAAGGATGAGAAGATGAGAGTTACAGTACGTAATAACAATGTAGATCAGGCGATTAGAGTACTTAAAAAGAAATTACAAACAGAGGGCGTTTTTAACGAACTCAGAAAAAGAGAATATCATGAAACAAAAGGCGAAAAAGACCGTAGAAAGAAAGCGGCAGGAAAGAAACGAGCAAAGAAAGAAGAAGAGAAGAGGAAGAGAGAACTTGGATTTTGATTTACAGGATCACGAACACCCTAGTAAAACATTAACACCTAAACGGCATCATCATCCGTTATCATGGTGGTTAAAGTGGATATCATCTATAGTGTTGATATTTGCTATGATTGCAACAACTAATGACATGTATCCGTGGAACATGTTTCTACAGTTTTTAGGAGTTGCTGGTTGGTTATGGGTATCGGTCATCTGGAATGATCGTGCTCTAATCGTTGTTAATGCAGTTGCAGTTGCAATATTCCTAAATGGAATATTCGTTTACTTCTTGAAAGGATAAATATTATTATGGCAAAGAAACGAATCAGAGTCGAAACAGATAACTCTAATTGGTCAGCACCTAAGACACGTAAGAAACGTAAACCTATGACAGAGGAACAAAAACGTGCTGCGTCAGAACGTCTTGCAAAGGCAAGAGAGGCACGTGCTGCAAAGAACCCCGATTATGGACAGTCTGGTATTCATCCTTCTTTGAGAGATGTGCCAGATGAATCACCAATTAGTCCTAAAAAAGTGAAACAGTGGATTAAGACACAAAAAGATATTATGAGTTCAGAGAAAGCATCAGAACGTCAAGGTATTAAGGGTGCTCGTAGTCGATGGAAAAATGCAGAGGCATACATTAGAGATATGAACACCTATTTACGTAATGGTGATTGGGTATCTATGTTCTATGGTGAACATGAACAACATAAAGTGAAGTATAGAGTTCATGCCATGGCATATGATAAGGATGGTAATGTTAAACGTGATGTTGGACACTGGTATCCAGACATTGGAACTTACACACAAGAAATGTTTGATGAGGATAGAGGAATTGAACATGAACGAAAAGACAGAAAAATCAAGCGCTCAAATAATAAAGGGGCCGTGGAAAAAAAGAAAAGTAAAGGTTCCAAACGAGGCAGAAAAAAGACTACGTGAGGAAATTGAGTTTGCTGAAGATATCAACGAGCAGTTGATGGTTGATGTCATTCACACTCTTAATGAAAATGGATATGATGTACACAGTGCAAGTTTTGTATCTGATATGGCATTTGTATCAGAGTCTTTGAGAGCACTACTATATAAACAAGTAGGGATAAAACATCCTTTGAATGATATTATGCCCGAATTGATTATTACAGAGGTTGATGATGGAAAAAAACTTACAACGATGTTCGATGTGGAAAAGGCAGTTGAATTGATAGAATATTTTGAAGATGATGATGACCCCAAAGTTTCATGAACCATATTCTCCTGCTATCATGGAGACAGAAGTACCGAAGAGATTTGTTGATATAGTTAACGATATCGCAGATGAGGTATTATCTGATGAGAAGAAAAGTCAACAGTGGGATTTTTCCCACCGACTCGTAGGCAAGGTTAACAAAGAAATCCAAATTCCAGTATCAGACAAAGAAGATCGTGAGTTCCTCTTTCAGACTATGAAACAGGGATGCCTAGATTATTTGAAATATAACCTTGACAAACAACGTGCTCATGTGTATACTCATATAGTAGGTAGGAATGAACCTACCATTGAGAATATACATCTGACACAGAGTTGGGTAGTGAGTCAATATGCTGGAGATTTTAATCCTATACATCATCACACTGCTGATTTTTCCGCTGCCATATATCTCAAGGTTCCAGATGATATGATTGATGATATGGATGATCATGCACCAGCAAAGGGTATGATTGAATTTGCGTTTGGAGACACACAGAATTTTAGAAACGATAGTGTAAAGTTTAAACCAGAAGTAGGAAAATTCTTAGTTTTCCCTTCATGGTTAAAACATTTTGTATATCCGTTTACCTGTAAAGGTGAGAGAAGAATGATGAGTTTTAACGCAACGATTAGGAAATGATATGAAAGAATTTGTAATGATCCTCTCCATGTGGGGGCAAAACGTAACAGGAACTTGGGAGTACATAGGTAATCAATATGTTTACAATACCCCAATGACACAGGAAGTATGTGAGAAAAAGATTAGTAGAAAGAATTGGTCTGTACATCAAGATAATGGATACTACAGAATACAATTTGACTGTATGCATGTGTCAAAGGAAAACAAATGATATTAGTTGACATGAACCAGATTAGTCTTGCAAGTATGATGATGCATCTGAATATGAACAAGACTACTAAACCAGATGAGGGTATGGTACGTCACATGATACTCAACTCATTACGTATGTACAGATCAAAATTCTGTGATGAGTATGGTGAGTTGGTATTGTGTTATGACTCCAAACACTATTGGAGGCGTGACTATTATCCTCAATACAAATGTAATCGAAAGAAGACAAGAGATGATTCCAATCTTGATTGGGATGCTATATTCACTTGTCTTAATGAGATCAAACAGGAGTTGAAGGATAACTTCCCCTACAAACATCTTGAAGTGTATGGTGCAGAGGCGGATGATATCATCGCTGCACTATGTCTTGAGCTTGAATTTGATAATGGTAAGACGTTGATTTTGTCTGGTGACAAAGACTTCATTCAATTACAGAAGTATACCAATGTGACACAATATAGTCCTATCACCAAGAAGTTTGTTAATGGTCAAGACCCTATACAATATCTCAAGGAGCACATTCTTAAAGGTGACTCTAGTGATGGTATTCCTAACGTGTTATCCCCAGATCATACTTTTACAGATGGTTTGCGACAAAGACCTCTTGGTAAGAAAAAGATACAGACGTTCATTGACGTTGGATTTCCTAATGATGAGGTGGAGAGAAACTTCCAGAGAAATGAGAGGTTGATTGACCTTACAAAGAGTCCAAGTGAGTTATTCCACAAATGTTTAACAGCGTACAAAGATGCACCAGAAGGTGACCGTAGCAAACTACTAAATTACTTTACACAAAAGAGGTTACGCAACCTCGTTGAATCCATAGGAGAATTTTAAAATGGCATTTGATACCTATACACCAAGTTTCGCAGAGATTTTTGAGAAGGTTGGTAAACTGAAAACTAAGAAAGAGAAGGTCACGTATCTTCAGAATAATAATACTGATGCTCTACGTATGATTATTAAATCATCGTTTGATCCTAACATCAAGTGGTTACTACCAGAAGGTAGTGTTCCCTATGTTCCTAATGAAGCACCAGAGGGTACAGAACATACTTCACTTGCTGGAGAGGCAAGAACTCTGTACCATTATATTGAAGGTGGTAATCCTACTCTTGCACAAAACAAACGTGAAGCGATGTTTGTGCAGTTGTTGGAAGGTCTTCATGAAGACGAAGCAGAAGTTCTTGTTGCTGCAAAGGATAAGAAACTTCACCAGAAGTATAAAGGTCTATCTACTAATGTTGTAAAAGAGGCATTCTTTTGGAATGATGATTTCAAAGTCATTGACAATGAAACTTATGATCAAGTGCCTGGTTCTGCTTCGGGGGCATAATGTTAATTGAAGATGACATTAAACTTGACTATTCGGATGTGTTGATTCGTCCGAAGAGATCAGAACTTACATCTCGTTTTGATGTAGAGATGAACAGAACCTACACTTTTAAGTGGTCTGGTAAAGAATGGACAGGTGTACCAATTATGTCATCCAACATGGATACGGTTGGTACATTTGAAATGCATAAAGAGTTGTCACAACATGACATGGTTACATGTATTGCAAGACAACATAACACTAATGGTAAACCTTGGAATGAGGCAGAACGTAAGAATAAACTCTGTGTTATGTCGGGCATCTCAGATGTTGAAATAGATGAGATAGTTGGTGTTGCGAATACCTTTCCAGAAATTGCATTTGTAGGTTTGGATGTTGCAAACGGATATACAGTTAATTTTGTAGATGCAGTTAAACGACTAAGAGAACGATTACCTCATGCTACTATTATTGCTGGTAATGTGGTGACAGGAGATATGACTGCTGAGTTGATTCTATCTGGTGTTGATATCGTTAAGGTTGGTGTTGGGCCTGGTTCTGTATGTACCACTCGTATCAAGACAGGTATTGGGTATCCACAATTAAGTGCAGTGATGGAATGTGCAGATGCAGCACATGGACTCAATGCACATATCATTGCAGATGGTGGTTGTAATTCATCTGGTGATATTGTCAAGGCGTTTGCTGGTGGTGCAGACTTTGTTATGATTGGTGGTATGCTCGCTGGTCATGATGAGTGTGAAGGTGAATTAGTATTTGAAGATGATAACCCAGAACCCATAGGTATGCAGTTCTATGGTATGGCATCTCGTACTGCAATGGACAAACATGGACACTCTAATAGAGAGTATCGTGGGGAAGAAGGTAAGACTGTATCTGTTCCCTATCGTGGTGCGGTGAGAGATACCGTGGTAGATATTCTAAGTGGAGTGCGAAGTGGGTGTACATATGTTGGTGCAAAACGTCTAAAAGACCTAGCAAAGTGTGCTACATTCGTTAGAGTTAACAGTACTCACAATAAAGTATATGAATAGTGACATTTTTACAACACTGTAAAAAAATAAATAAAAACACACATTTCTGCTTGACATACACTTCTGGTTATGGTATGATGAATCATAATCAGAAAGGAAAGTAATGCTTTTAGAAATCACAGGTTCTACCAAGAAAGTCAGAAAACTGGTTGAAATCGCTGCATGGAATTATGCAGAGAGATTGATGGGTAAGAGACTTATGAAGACTCTGTATATCAAGATTGATTTGCATAGAAAGCTCCTTAAAAACGATGGAATTGAAGGTTCATGCATATGGGATGAATGGGAAGATTTGAGAAAGACTCCTAGAGACTTCCATATTGAATTGGATTCTACGATTAATCTTAGAGATATACTAATCAACCTTGCCCATGAGATGGTTCATGTGAAACAGTGGGTTAAAGGTGAGATGTATGAATACGCTAATCCCAATGAAGTTAGGTGGATGAAGAAAAAGTATGACATGAATGACATGGACTACTATGATTATCCTTGGGAGATTGATGCGTTTGGTCGCCAGTTAGGACTGTTCGTGAGAATGTGTGAAGAAACTGGTAATGTTAATGATGAAATGATGGAGAATGTGTAATGAAATTCATGAAGAAATTTGAGGACATCAAGTTCAACAAAGTTGTGTCATACGGTGAAGAGATCGAAGTCTCTGAAGATATCGTGATGGCATCTGCTGCTGGTTGGTACGTTGGTGCAATCTGCAAAGAGGATGGTATGGTTATGCCTTATGATAGGTATACAGGTTACCATGCAACGCCTGAAGAGGCATCAAAATTATTGGGGAGTGTGTAATGAGTAAGATGAAAAACTATATGATGGGTATTGAGGATGAGGTGTATGGCATCCCTAATCTTGAAGAGAAGATTGGTGAGTCAGAACATATTGAGGAAGTGGAAACTTTCGTAGTTGAGGAACTTGGACTCAAAACTTCATTCGACATTGGAATCGCTAAGGGTGTGGTTGCAGAATGTTGGGGTGAGGTTCACTCAAAATACATGTAGGAGAACGTATGACAATTCTAGAGACTATTCTCGCTGGACTTTTGTTTTTAAGTCCAGCGTATGCTGATGCAAAACCAGAATCAAGATTACAAAAGGAATTAGATGCCCAGTGTCTTGCATTGAATATGTATCATGAGGCAAGAAACCAAGGTAGTGCTGGTTTACTTGCAGTATCCTCTGTTGTTCTAAACAGAGTAAAAGATAAAAGATTTCCTAATACGATATGTGAGGTCATTGAACAAGGGCCTACCAGAGAATCATGGAAAACTAGACAAACGCCTGATCCAAATGATGCGGTGTTTTATCCTATTAAAAATAGGTGTCAGTTCAGTTGGTACTGTGACGGTAAGAGCGATGTACCAAAACAGGAAAAAACTTACAAAAGGTTATTGACAATTGCAAACTCTATAGTGTATAATAAGTTTGATTTTGTTGATATAACAGATGGTGCTTTGTTTTACCATGCAGATTATGTAACACCAGCATGGGCAAAGACTAAAATTAAAACGGTGGAAATACAAGACCACATATTTTATAGATGGGAAATAAAATGAATATGGACGAATATGGTAATGAAGTAGAGAAGTTGATATTGACACATG